CTCTAATCTACGAGGCGTAGTCGGTGTTGTTTAACTTTTTACCGTATCCGACACATTATCCCCTTCTCCGAACTATCTTCTAAACTTCTACTCAAAACGTTTAGATCTAACAAAATGATAGTGGCTGACTAGGCCAACAGTTGAGATCTCTCTAATAGAGATTCTCGAACTGCATCGAAGGGAACAATGGCTAAGACCTTCTTTTGTTTCTGATGCCAAGTTTTGTACCATTGAAGTGGTGATGAGTTCTCTTTAATAACTCTATCAAAAGCATTTCGCCAGATATCTCCATTTTTCAGGATCTTATTTCTGGCTAGCTTATTGCTAACTTCAACAAAATTGTCATCAAGTTCTGAGAAGAATTGATCTAGTGGGCGTGTTCGCCATATGTATTCAACTAGGTCGCCGTAGACATCACGATTGGACTTTTCCAAATCGAGCATGCTATACCCATCTTCCAACTCCAACTTCTGGAAGTTTGGAATGTTGTAGGGCACGTCGAACTCCTTGCACCATTCAGTTGTTGCTTTTGTTATCAAGTCGTCTATAAGACAGGTCTTCGATAAGCATACTGATACTGGTCGCATCTTAGGTTTCTCTATTTCTTTATAGATAATCTTTGCTTGCTGCCGCTGGATCCAGGTTATCTGGGATCCAGGGTTGGGACCAGGGTCTAGCCCTAATCCTCCAAGCCAGTAAGGAATGTAGTATGGTATGCCTCTTAGAAGGTCTGCCATTAGGTACTTGTTATGATACCGTCTAAACAGATAATCCAATTCACTGTAGTATACATCGAAGCCTCTTAAAAGCTCACGATGACACCACCCCATACGAGGAACAGAGGAAGCTAATTGCCTCATTTCTCCATTTTTGACCTCCTTTTCCCCACCTTCCGACCTCACAAGACCTTTCATGAGCCCGAAGTTAATAAAATTTACTTCTCTCATTGACATGTCTTCTCTGTGATAGGCATATTTCTTTCCTCCATGTACCAAGAATGTACGAGAGTTCATCTCGATAAAATCTTTGACTTAAATGTCTTTCCAATGGAGTTGAATAGACCGACCATAGATGAACAGCCGACCCAATGTTGAAATTCCTTTATAGGAAAACAACAGTCGTCACCATTAATCAGGCCAGGAAATTTACCTATTTCGTGAGTTCGGCAAGTATCTATCTCAATAGCTTTCCGACAAACCGCGAAGTTGATTATACATAATACCGTGAACGAAAGAATCTTACCCATCGGTTGAGCTTCTTTCTGTGGAGCAGACACGCTAATCGTTCTGCCGTCTCTTTTGAATGAATATTCCACTACATTGTCACAGAGTGATCGAATTGCGACTTGACTGAAGGCCTCAGATAGCCCTAGTCGTTCACATATTCGAGTAATACATACTCTGGTGTAGGAACTGATCATCATATTTGTGGCGTTGTCATAATCGCCAGACACAAACCACTCGTCATCCTGGATGCGTTTAAATACATCCTCAAGATGTGCAGAGGTTAATGGTGTCCCTGTAACTGCGAAGCACTTGAATTTTAACAAAGTCTTTGACAGAAACGACTGAAGAGGCCTTAGTAGCCAAGTCTCCAGCGCTGCCGTTGTAGTTATACCTCGAACCTTCAGGGCCTCTTTAAGCCCAACAGGTTTAATTACAGTTGGAGTTTCCAAACACTTCTGGAATAATTGTTCCATATCAAGGTCCGTACCTAAGTTATCCGGGTTCGTCGTGAACTCCAGATAAGGTGTGGCCTTGCACTCTCCTACTTTATGAATTCCCTTAATCCTGTCTACATCAACCGTTGGCAACGGCTTAAGACAGACGGGGTCGAATTCATCCGTGTCATTGAAATGATCAATAGGGAACGCATCACGAAGCATTCCATATCGTTTCTTTATAACAGGTTCACGGGGATAGGCGGGAACAAACTGCTTAACAACCTTTACGTGGCCTCCTTTATGTAGGGTATTTTCCACGCAAGAGGAAAAACTCGGACACGAATGCCATTGAGGCTCAAAGGAAGATCCTTCAAGTATCTCATCGACACTTCGTATTATTTCCCTCTCCATATCTTCCTGGGCAAGGTTAAGATATGTAGGCTTCTCTTTCTCTGTGGTGAAAAGCGAGAAGGTCTCTAAACAAGACACAATGCAGTCATCCTCTGATGATCTATCTGCACCCTTCTTCACCCCTCTTGCCAAACTGTCAACTAGAGACATATAATAGGCCCTCCAGTCCAGTCCATCCTGCCTCTTAACCTTTAATAAGAAAGTTCTGAACTCTCTATTAATAAGAAGAGAAGGATTGGCCTTCACAGATTCTGAGAATGGGCTCTTAGGCAGGACATCTGAATCTTTTGCCCAGGCAGCAAAAGCAGCGAGACGATACTTTACTAATTTCATCCAAGATGAAGTAATAAAGTTCTCGCCCTGTAGTACTTTTAATACCGAAAGATCCAGACATTCGACTGACCAGTTAACCCAGTGTTTAAGCATCATCGCACGAAGCTGAGATTTCTCTATTTGGAAACCAAATATGATGATAGTTCTAAAGAGATCAATTGTCACGCGCCATAAGGATTGAAACTCAGGTTTCACTAATCCATTGGTGTATACACTTTGAAGTTGGAGCCACCTCTGGCTTCCAACCGATCTTACTTTTAGAAAGGTCTTAGCCTCATGAATAGTAGGATCGTAACTCACTATATCCATGATTGTAGCAGTACTACCACACTCTCCATACCACGACTTTACTATAGTCGTATGGACCTTGAGCCACGAGGGCTCGTCCACCTTCGCCACTTCTACACTCTCACCGGATTTACGATGAGCAATAGAATGGTTGGAGATCTCGTCTTCCGCAATGGGAAGCCCGGAGTCACTTTTAGAGGATCTTGACGATTCCAATCCAGACGCATTGATTTGCGTACTGGGTGATGTGATAACGGAGCTCTGATGAGTCACCGCATGCACCTGAGCAAGCCTTAGCTCAGGAACTGTACCCGTTCCCTCCATAACGTTGGGAACCTTTGTTTGATCAGATATTTGCACCATCTGGTCGTTTGTGTTTATCATTAAAAGAATGATAAGCG